GACTTCATCTGCTTCGCACGAGACATATCAGCAACAGACTTACCGTCCATAGCATCCTGAACTTCTTTCTTCGATGCCAAGTTACCGATCGAATCGATGACAATACACACTCTGTCTGTTTTAGAGATACCTTCTAGCTGTTTCATGATATCGAACTTCAACTCTTCAACGTCCGTGATGGGCGTATGAACGACTTGAGCCATATTAACACCAAACGACTCAAAGTATGCTTGAGGCGTACCAAACTCAGAATCATAGAACAGAATAACAGCTTCAGGATACTTCTTCTGGTATGCGGCTGCCATAAGCAACGCAAACGCAGACTTGAAGTGCTTCGAAGGTCCTGCAAGCATCAGCAAGCCAGGAACTAAGCCACCATCAACACGACCAGATAAGGCTACGTTGATCATTGGCACCGGTGTGGGTGCCATATCTTTCTTACCAAAGACCTTCGAGTCCATGATTGCCGAGGTCAACTTAATAGTTGAGTTCTTGGCTAGTTTTTCCATCAATGACGACATATAATCATTCTCCTATAGTTAATTGCGATGTGACTATTATAACATCATCCGTTGTAGATGTCAAACAGTTTATTCTCAAAAGCTTCAATTTTTTCTGTGCGATTTGGCCAGAGGATGTATTCCTTCTCTGGGTTAGCTTTCAGGTTGTTCAGCAACGGCGTGATTGCGTTGTACAACTTGTCTAGCTTAATCTGTGTGTCTTCTGCCGTTGACGCAACTTCGTCAGCGGTTGTTCGTAACGCTTTTACTGCGGTCAGTTCGTCTTCATCGACTGCCGTAAATCCAAAGTCAAACATATCATCTGTCATGAGAAAAATCCTTCTAGTGAATTGACGTACTCTAGCTCCCATTTGATAGCATCAGATACTAGCTTCAGTGGTTCTTTGAACGTCTTGTTAAATTGGGTTTCATAATCTACATACTGATTCAGTGCAAACTCTTCAGGCAAGAAGTTTGTGAATGAGATCACATTCTCCATAAGAGGATTAGGCATCTTCATGTAACAGAACTTCACCTTGGTACCATTCTTGATTGCCTCTTGAGAGAGATTGGCTTTCTTTAGTTGCTGATTATATAGCAATGCACCCCGAACGTGAATAGGTGTGCCCTTCTTATAAACGGTGTGTCGATCTGCCCACTTCTCAATGTCACTCACACCACGAGGAAAAGATACCTCTTCTGGGCGCAACGACTTGAACTCTTCGAAGAAGTCTGCAACGAACTTCTGCAACTCTGCTTCGGTCGAGTTCAACATCAACTGATACGCCTTCACAAACTTATCACGCACCACTTGAGGAGTAGATGACTTGACAGCTTCGATGCCCATGATCTTGAGTTTTGGTTGAGCATATTGAACACCTTCATTGTTGTGAACGTTGAGGATGTATCGCTTCTTTGCCATCCAGATGCCTTTGTCTGCGATAGCTTCACGTGCCATAACCATACGATTGTCATAAGCATTCATCTGTGTGAACATCTTATCATAAGCCTTAGCCAAGATGGGAACAATCTTTTGCTCACATGCTTGATCAATAAACTTCACGGGATCTTTAGGGTTCACTGCATTAACGAGAGGTTCCATGTTCACGTATAGCGAATCAGTGTCCATAGCAATCACATAATCTTTACCATCAGACTTGAGAATGGAATTCATCGCCTCGTTCATAGCCTTCTCAGCCCACTTGATAGACAACTGACCAGACAGTGTAATGCCTTCTGCAATTCTCATATCGAAGTAACGGAAGTAAGCATTGCCTAACGCACCATAAAGAGAGTTAAGCAAAATCTTAATAGCCATCTGAGTATTCTCTAACCTATTTATCTCTCGGCTGAGTTCGCTAGTCTTACCCTTCTCGTAATCTTTTTGTAGCTTAAGCATATCGTTCTTAACAGCACGGCGCTCATCATACAAACCAATGATGATCTCAGGCATAACGCCACGCTTGTCTTTACGATACATAGAGCCATTGGCAGCTACAGAAACGTCTCGCTCACGCAACTCTGGATCAATATCATTCTCAAGGTAGTAGTCAACACCACTTGCCGTGAAGTCACCAGGGCCACTCAGAAGAGTTTCTGGTGACATGTTGTACTGCACAATCAAGTTTGGATACAGAGAGTTCAAGTCGAACGAGGTAATCCACTTGCTCATGCCAACGATTGGGTCTTTCACGTAGCCACCAGGATAAGGCTCTTTGTGCTTTCTGACAGCGGGTGGGATAGCAATCTTTTGCTGGCTCAAGTGACGATAGATGATTGAGTCCCAGATAGAAGTCGTACCGAATGTCTCCATGTAGTTGACACCGCCCTTGTAGGCAACAGTCAACGCTAGGTTCATAAGACCAGTCTGCTTGTCAATCTTATCTACAAGTTGAACATCTCGAATGTTATAGTCAATGAACTTCTGGTAGTCGTTCTTGTACAGAGTGTGTAGACTGCCATGCTCGGCATAGGAAAGCTTCTTCTCACCAACAACAACAGAGGCAATGTGATCTAGTGTATACGATGCCTGAGTGCCGTAGCTGTAGCCGAACTTCTGGAACAGATCAAAGTAGTCCATCTGTTGAACACCGTAGATTTCATAAGCATCTAGGTTCTTACCCTTGACGTTAATCTGACGGTACTTTGTAATGCCAAATGGAGAGAACTTTTTCACAGTCTCTTCACCTAGAATTCTAGTTGTACGATTAACCATGTAGGGGATATCAAAGAATCGTATGTTCCAACCAGTGATGATATCAGGACAGTTGTGCATCCAGAAGGTTAGAAACTTCAGAATCAAGTCTGACTCACCAGCACAACGAACATACCGAATCAGCGCACCATCAAGCTCTAGCTGAGACTTAGACGAATCATAGCTATCTAGACCCCAAACGTAATAGATGTTATTATTAGAACTCTTGTATGCAATTGAGATGATTGGATAGTTTGCTTGACCAGGCTCTGGGAAGCCATCATCAGACGCAACCTCAATATCGATATTGCCAACTTCGATCTTCTTCAGGTCGTACTTGATTACACCAGGAAACTTGTCTTGGATAAACTGAGCAACGAAGTTATTGTTACCGTGAATTTTGAAGTTGTCGATGTCTTCATACTTCTTAATGAAGTCAGTAGCCTCACTCATAGAGTCAAGCTCTATAGGCTCAACACTACTGCCGTCAAACGCTTTCCATACGCTTTCAGATTTAGTAGATTGCAGATACATCGTAGGCTTGAAAGGCACCTTTGTCTGGACTCTCTCACCATTATCATTATAACCACGATACAGCATCTTGTTGCCGAATCGATTCACACATGTATAGAAACTCAAATTGATGCTCCATTTTGTATATTATATGTATCATTGTATATCATATGAAACACTTTGTCAAGTAAATTAGTCAGTTCTTTCACCGACTCCATAGTCTACAACAACAGGGAATCTTGGCACACCATCTGGTGTAAGTCCAAAGTATCTAAGTGTTGCCCACTCTGGAGTGACGTTAGATTCCAAAAGTGTCTTCATTTGCTCTTGTGTGCCTCTCACACCAGCACCGACCTCTGTACCATCAGGCATACGAAGCACGAATCGCTTCACATAACCTGCCCAGTTACCTTGACCTTCAACTACAGCAACAACAGGAAACTCTTCTGTGATGAACTCTTTACGCTTCAGCAAATGGTTAGAACGCTTGTTCTCATATGCGTGATCATTACGAACCATCTGTCCTTCATAACCAGCAGTCATGTACTCGCCGTACTTTTCGTCAAGCTGGTCTTGGGTACTGCACCATACAGTTGGCACAAGCTTCAGATAGTTCCACTTAGCTGACATGCGGTCAAGTGTATCACTTCTCAAGGCAAACGACAACTTGGTATCTTTGGCGTTGTACATATCATAAACGTGATACTGCACAAGGTTCTGCGATTCAGCTATATCTGCCTCTGTACTTTTTGTCTTACGAACTAGGCTAACAATCTTATTGAAGTCTTCTTTCAATTCGTGATTGTACAGTTCGCCATCAAGTACCACTCTCGGATTACTCTGAAAGAAGCTTTTGATCTCTTCCCAGATATGAGGGCAACTGTTGATAGCTTT